CAGGAATCCATCCCTAACATCCTTGACGACAACCTTGGTGTTTTTAGTTAGGTTGTAGAACAGCTTCGTGAAATTAGGCACACCCTCATACTCGTTGTGGAATATCTTCCCGTCCTGTGCCGTAATGATACGTTTCAGGGCTTCTGAGGGTATATCATCTCCCCACATCTTCTTAGAATAGCCAGTAATCTGTTCGTCTATCACTTTGTCGGTTAGTACCTTCGGTGGATGGGGTTTTAGTTGCCCATTAACATAGGCTTTTAGGAGGGTGGAGTGTGGGCGGACATCAGTGTATTTATTAATGAAGTCCCAGACGTATCTGTTGTCGGTGTGTAGGACATGCACATAGTCCTGGTAGTAACGGTTGTCCTTGCAAAGTCCGCCTATCGCCTCCCTCTCATAGATAGTAGAGCCAGGGAATAGGGTTGCCAGTGTGCAACCAGCTAAACCCCCGCCTACTATATTTATTTTCATAACTTATCAATAAACCTCCTATTAACAGGGTCAGCCATCCAGGCGATTGTCGTTCGTAGTGACTCGTCAAAGCTGACTGGGTAGTCATAACCTATCCCCTTCAGCTTAGCTCCATCCAGCCCGTATTTAGGGTCGTGTCCTGGGCGGACAGTGTGAACATCTATAAACTTGTACTTCAGTTCCTTCCCCATGATACCAGCCACCATTCGGGCGAATTCTAGATTATCTAACTCGTTATCACTAACAATATTAAACCTATCAGGCTCGTTGAAGTCTGGGAACATCTGAGGTTTGACATTTTCTAGGATATATTGGATAGCATCAGCAGCGTTTCTAGCGTGTAGGTAGAATCTACTACCAGCTACACCGTCCTTGGCGTGAACTGTTAGGGTAGTGCCTTCTATGAGGCTTTTCACAATCTTTGGCAGGTACTTCTCCCCGTCCTGCTTCTCCCCGATAATATTCATCGTGTTGGTTATAATAACAGGTACGGAGTAGGTTCTCCAGTAGGATATAGCGATTGCCTCTTGGGCTGCCTTACTACCGCTATATGGGTTACTTGGAACAATCTTATCCCACTCTGGATGAGGGATATTATTTAGCATCGGTCCGTAAACCTCGTCCGTTGAAAACTGAATGAACTTTTCTGGCTTCAGAATCTTGGCTAGTTCTAGCATATTCAGTACTAGAGCCACATTGTTGGTGACAAATGGGACTGGGTCCTCGATTGAGGTGTCAACATGTGAAATGCTGGCTAGGTTAATAATGTAATCAATCTTACCAATGCGTTCTAATAACACCTTAGAAATAGGTGCTGTTAGGTCGTGGGTAAAGATTGTAACTCGGTCCTTGTTCTCCTGATAGTGTTTGCTATCAACAATTCTCTCTGGTACACCCTTGTGTTTCCAGGAGGCTATACCAACAATCTCCCAGTCAGTGTTAATCAAATAGTGGTCTAAGAAGTGAGCTCCACAGAAGCCACCGATTCCAGTTAATAATACTCGTTTACTCATCAAAATACCTCAATGCTTTCTCGTTTTTATTCATATCTAATATTATATGTCCTTTTGTTCTAACTTTTGGTTCCAATACTCCTGCAGCCTTTAGGCGTACTGCCGTCTCCTTTGTTACATGAACTTCTTTACCATCTACCTCTACAATTGTTAACAAACCATCTTTCGGGGAATTAATGGGTGGTTCCTCAACAATCATATTCCAGTTAATCTTCTTGTACTTGTCAAACAATATAATTTTATCGACCCCATTATTATTATTGTCAACGCCTTTTTTAACCAACTTCCTCTGTGCTAGTACCGTCTTAGAAACAACTATCGGCTTTCGCTTGTAATATTGATACAGCCCAAAGGTTATATCATGGTTTCCGTACACAAAGTCGGGGTTATTGCTGGTAGCCGTGAACTTCACCTTACCTCCTACCTGCTTGAAACTCCAGGTAATGTCAGCCCTAAAGATTGGTCGAGGCATACCATCAAACACTTTTCGCTTGGCTAGCATACAACCAGTACCCGTAAAGATGGCGTTATCATCTGGGTCGTATAAAACTGTACCACTTGGAGTGCCCACTAATGGATAGTCGCAAGAGATAATATCCTCATCAGCTTCTAGGAGTTCTTTTAAGATACCTTTTTTAATCACCATATCGTCTTCTATAAACCAAATATGTGTGTGCTTGGCTCTGAGGGCTCGTGAGAGGGGTTTATTGAAACAAGCTGGCAACTTATTGCCATGAGACCAGTAAATCTTATGTGGGACTCCCTGTAGTTCCTCAAGCACTTCTTTGAGGGTTTCGGTATAGGTTACGCCCCTAGATGGATAGATTAGACCAACATTATATGACGACATCTTTGCCTCCTAATAATCTAGCCTGACCATCCTCGTAGTAAATATTGTCTGGCTTTTTATCTAATACAATTATTGTGTCTATCGTGTGTAGGCGGTCTAGATACTTTCTAACTAACCTCTCATTAGAGGTCTTGGCTGTATTGTCACGCCAGACTACTGTTAGGTCCTCTATCTCATCCGTGCCAGCGTTGGATTCAGCCTTCCCCTTCTTGCGGAGTTTCCTCTGTCCAGCTTCACGGTTCATCACTAGGATAGGTAGGTCATTCGACCACATAGTTATACCGAAGTTCACATCATGTAACCCGTAGGTTTTAATCTTGCTAACATCTCTAGACCAGCAGATTAGCTCGTTCTTAACGGTCATCATCATATCCCAGGCTATATCAGTTCTAAAAATTGGTTTAGGCATAGCGTCTAACACCCAGCGTTCTATCAGCATAAACCCAGTGCCCGTGTAGAGTGCCGTTCCCTGTGGGTCATGTAATGTGGTGGCATCACCGTTCTTCTTAAAGGGGTAATCTAGGGCTACGACAGGATACTCCTGTTTAATCATCTGCTTCAGTATACCCTTAGGGATAATCATGTCATCTTCCACTATGAGAATGTGGGTGAACTCATCCTTTAGGGCTTCTTCTATTGGGATGTTAAAACAGTCAGGTAGTGGATTACCAACAGAAAAAAAGAGCTTATAATTAAGCCCCTTTAATTCGTGCAATAATTCCTCCATAGTCCTGGAGAACGACAGTCCCCTAGACGGTATGACTACTGCTAGATAAACCATTATTCCAACTCTTTCAATTCCTTCTCATAAATATCAATATCGTGGACTAGGTTTTTCATGTTGTATTCAACTTGGTCAACCTCTGTCTTGTTATGTGCTACTAGTTTAACCTGTAGTGTTCCACCGAATAGTTGTTTTTTATTCTCTTCTATCCGTGTCTTGATAAAAGCAATCCTGTCTAGCTTTGATGGTAGATATTTTGATTCGACTTCCATATATTCTCCTTCTTATGTTGTAAATTGTATCACACTTTTTATTGCTTGACATAGTATTATAAACAACAAAAAAGGACCCGAAGGTCCCTTTCTGCAAGGTGTGGTTAAATTAGGATTTAACAACAACGCCGTGGTCAGTTCGTAGGATTTTGACACCCCATAGAGCTTGTGCGACGTATAGGTCACCCAAGTATTCAGCTTTACGCTGAGACTCGAATTTAATATCCTTCTGGACTGCAATACCAGCAACTTCTTGATGGAACATCAAGTGGTTGTTTTGTGTAGGTGTACCAGCGGTAATACGAAGGTTATGGCTCATAAGAACGTCTAGGTCATAGATAGTTCCGATTTTACCATTAACGATTGCTGAACCAGTTCCAAGTGCGTCGTAACGGACATACTTGTCAATAGCTAGCATTTCTTGTTTACCTTGTGGCGTAACAACAAATACACGACCAGGTCCAGGAACTTTAGCTTCGTCTAGGTAGCGGTTAGCTACTAAGATTGTCGTATCGTTCAAGGCTGTGCCGTATGCACCTGCAGATTTTGTAACACCGTCAGTAATACAGTCAACTACTGAAGTATCCATTTTTTCTGCTAGGGCATAACCAGTTTTTTCAGTATATTCACTAGCAGCGTCGTAAGCTGATTGTGCATCAGCAAAGTCTTCCAATAGGAATGAACATTCATAGTGGTTATTAATTGTTATTGTCGTTTTTGTTTCCGTTGGTGCGTTTAGGGTAACTTGAGTGTTAGCAACTTTTGCGTTTGCAGTAAGGTTGCTAGTGTTAGGAATTTCAACAGTCTGCCCGAAGCTTTTAATGTCTCGGTCATAGTGTTTAATTTTCGGAACAAGTACCAAGACACTTTCACGTGCGACCAAAGTTTCCTTTGCCCATACGTTGGGTCGGTACACATTCAGGGTTGTCCCTGTCATTTGCGATGAGCCTAATGCCATTTTGGGTTCCTCTTTCTAGGTTAGTTGAAACCAACTACGTGCGGAATGGGTCGAACCCTGTTTCCTTCTTGAAGGCGATGTATTCGGATGCGGTCATATTAGCTATGTCTGCATCGGTTACATCTTCTTTGCCTTGTCGAGTTGTAGCTGATGCGTTAGGTGGAGCAGCTTTTTCTGCCTTAGCCACCTGTGCAAGGGCTTCCTTACGACCATCTTGTCTAGCTGCGATGTTATCTACTGCACTTGCTCTAGATTTCGCTAGTTCATATACAGTATCTAGGTCATTTGCTAGATAAGGTTTTGCTGTGACAATTTCTGCCATTTGTTCGTCTAAGTCTTTTGCTCCTGGATTGTTGAGGTAAAACTCAGTGACTTGTAAACGGTTTAATAAGGTGTCCGACCTATCTAGTCCTTCGTCCTCGCTAACGGCTTCAACAGAGTTTTTTAATGCTTTGGCTTCTTGCGTTGCCGAGTGCATCATTTTTTCACTCTCCCTTGCCATCTTGAGAATTGCGACTGGGTCGTCCGTCTTAATTCCTTTTTTACTAGCCCATTCCAAAAGCTCAGCCTCTTCCGATGACTCTTTTGCTTCTACAGTGGTCTGGTCTGTGTCAGATGTATTATCTACATCTACCGCCTGCGTTGTTGATGTATCAAGTTCTGGACTCTCGTCCGCTTGAACGGAATCAACATCCGTTGTGGTTGTGGTATCTACTGACATCACGTCTCCTTTTTAAGTTAATCTTGCAACTTAATAGTATGACGCTGTTGTTTATTTGTCAACTGTCATTAAATCTTGGATTAAAGTCCTAGCCCAATGGAGCCCAGATACCCTATTAACATACTGCCCTTGTTTCTCCAAGGAGGTTTTGGGATTATAGGCTTCGGCTAATAGGGTCGTTTCATAATTGACTATCATCATCAGGAGTTTTCTGCCAGAATCAGTCTTTATATAAGCTATTAATGCGTTCCTGTCGGCTTTGGTAAAGTCGTCGTTCATCCCTGTACCATCCCTGGGACATTCATCCCATTACCTTGCTGGACACTAGCATTGACGGAGTTTTCAGCAGGTGCCTGTGGAGCTGAAGCGTTTGTGCCTGCCCCCGTTTGAGTCATCTGACCCATACCACCGCCCCCCTTGGCTTGCTCTATCATTCCCTGCATTTGCTGTTGGACACCCTGTTGGATTAGTAATTGTAGACCAGAGCCGTTCGGTGCTATCTTATCTAACTCGCCCCTATCTATGTCGAATAGTTTGTCGGCTGTCATCTTAAATAGAATCTCTTGGTTTATAAACGGTAGTTTAGCCGCCATTAGGTAGAACTGCATAGCACTCTGTTTCTCTTCCTCTTTTATGGCTTTAGCGTTGGCTTCTAGGGCGACTTTTACATCCCAGTCACCCAGGAATTCACCTGGGTTATAGTTCTTCCATTCGACACCCTGTTGACCGACCATACGGACAGCCTGCTCCTGGGTAAGGAAGATTTGGGTAATCTTGAACATATTATTGGCTAGAACAGCGAAGAATTCACTCTCGTAGTTTTCTAACTTACTAGCGAACCTAGTGCCAGCCTGCATAAGTTGGGAGTTAATCTCCGTAGCCGTCTGTGTGCCCGTAGCAGCACTGCCTTGGACGATTTCATCGGCAGCAGTAGCAGAACGCATCATCTTCTGGATTCGGTACATCTCATTATCGGCATCCTGCCCGATTGAAGGGGTAGGGATAGCCTCTAAACTGCCTGGGGGAATCGTAAAGACAGCTCCAGGTACGGATTGGATTTCATCTTTCTTGTGTGCCTGGGAAGGGTCTAATGCCCACATCCTATTAAGAGAGAAGTTAAGGTTATCTGACTTCTGGTTCTGGGTATCGTTTAGGATTTCCTGTAGGTCGCCAATTACTTCGATTTCACCACGGGCGTACCACATAGCTCCATCAACGTAATCCCTGGCAGGGGCGACAGGAATAAATGGTCGAATCTCTGGTAGTGTGACTGGGATTGGGTTGCCCTGGTCATCAGCACTCTGAATAACTGTTTCTTCCCTCTTAAATGGGGTTTCGGTGTCTTCTATGACAGCACATCTATTAGCTATCTTAACTAGGCGTTTCTTGTCCATATAGACGATAACTTCGACGATTTCACCATCATCCTTGTTACTAGCCATAACTGAACCAGCTACCATCTCTTCTCGTAACTGTTTAGCCGTCTTATCGTTAGCGGTGCGGAATTGATTAGAAGCACCGTAATCACCGATTTTATCTAGGTTCTTATAGCGTTTAATCCTTACATCAGTCTTCTCGTCGTCTGGGTTGAAGTCTGGGTTGGTAATCATCTCGGCTGCTAGGGCTTTTTTGGTCGTTAAGTAGCGATAACCACCCCATTTAAGGTTTTCTAGGTTAGTTGCGTCAACATCAAACCAGTTGTCCTCGGTTGGAATATATTGGTTACTAGCGTAAGTTCCGTTCCAGTAAGACCATAAATAGCCGTTGCCCACCTGCAGGGAGTCATCAACTGCCCAGGAAGCCTTCAATTTAGTATGGTCCTGAATCCAGGTTTGCTCCATTAGAGCGTTTAGAACTCGGACATCGCCAATCTGGTCATCCCTAGTCGGTAGGAAGTCGAGCTTAATCTTACCGCCTACTACGTTAGATTTGACTGATTGGACAATTGTAAAGGTCTCTGGTACGAATGTATCGGAGCTTCCTATGTAATTAACCTC